CAAGATCCGTTCATGGAAATGCAGGAAGGATTCGACGTTGACGGTGTGAAGTGGAAAGTCCGTCTGGACTACGGCTTCGATGCCATTGACTACCGTGGAATCGTGAAGAACGCAGGAACAGCCTGATCTTCATCTGAACTGAAACTGTGAATGGCCGGGGAACCGGCCTTCACTTTAACCCCCTCAAAAGAAGGATAAAAAAAATGGCAAAGAATTATGTTCAGGAAGGTGAAAAGGTTGTCTACACCGTTCCTGCTGATACCACGATCGCTTCAGGCGACGTTGTCGTGATCGGCTCTCTGGTTGGTGTTGCTCTCACTGGCGGAACAACCGGTGCTGATATTGACGTGTATCTGGAAGGCGTTTGGAATCTGCCGAAAGCTGCCGGTACTGTCATTGCTCAAGGTGATGAACTGTTCTGGTCTGCATCGACTTCCAAGGTCACCAAGACTGCAACTGATACACCGCTGGGAATCGCTTTCGCAGTTGCCGGGAACGGACCGACGTCCGTTGACGTCAGACTGGGACAGGCTCCGGCCATGGCTCAGATTGCAAATGTTGCGGCCGTAACGACCGCCAACGGTTCCGATGCTGCTACCACTCAGGCGCTGGTCAATGCTCTGAAAACTTCGTGGAATGACTTCCTGACGAAGCTGAAGGCATCCGGGCAGATGGTGGCCGACTAAGATATGCCGTCGCTGTTTGATCGTTTCCAGAATTCGGCCTTTGATATCGTTGGAAATGTCATGGGTCAGAAGGGTGCAAGCTGGACACCGTTTGCCGGTGGGGATGCTCAGACAGCGACTGTTTTATACCGTGAACCAACTGACCGGGAAAAGGTCAGTGCTCTTGAATTTGGGACTGTCCCGAATCCGACATGTGAATATCGGGAAGGGTTTTTCACTGGGCTGTTTGAATCGGCTCAGGAGAGAAATGCAGAAGTTATCACAATCAATTCCGTCGAATATGATGTCCTCAGTGTGGAGAGGCTTTCTGACGGAAAAACCTTCAAAGCGAATCTGCAGAAGAAATGAATTTTAAACAGGCAGAACTTGACATTGTTGCAAAACTGCAAGGCATCACCGATGTTGAAGCCAAGACAATGTACGATACTGCCGAAGAATTTTTAAAGCCGATCGGCAATAAAACTATCATTAACGTTCTGGTTTTTGGCGGTGACTACGACACAACGCTGTCCACTGATCCAATTTATCAAAGCGGGACAATCACGTTTGAAGTGATCCTGCGCACAAATAAACGCCACTCTTCAGGGCTGAATGTCATGAAGGAAGTGGAAAAACGGCTGATCGGATTCCGGCCTACTGACTGTGGAAAATTGATGCTCAGAAATTTCCGTGTCAATGAAGTCAATCTAATACAGACAGAGAACCCGTTTCAATACTCAATGTTTTTCGCGGCCAAAACAAACGTCGTTGAATATGTCCCGGATCCGGAAGTACCGGCCGTAACCATCACTCAGATCACTGCTGAATCTGAAAAATTTGAATCTGTTGTCGTACCCTAAATTCAAGGAATAGCCATGTCTGCAAGCTTTTTACACGGCGTCGAAACCGTGGAAGTCAATGCCGGTTCGAAGCCGGTCAGTGTGGTCAAGTCCGCTGTGATCGGGTTGGTCGGGACTGCACCCATTGGGAGCAAGGACGTACTGACTCTGGTGAAGTCCAAAAAGGATGCCGCTCAATTCGGCTCACAACTTCCGGGCTTCACTATTCCGCAGGCGCTTGACTCAATTTTTGCGCAGGGTGCCGGTACTGTCCTGGTGGTCAACGTCTTCGACGTCGCCAGCGACGTGACTGCCGTCACCGATGAATCCCACTCCGTGACGGATGGGAAATTCTCTCTCACGTATGCACCGGTGGCTGACCTGGTCATTACCAATTCCGGCGGAACTACCACCTACGTGAAGGGCACTCACTACACGGTGGATGACTTTGGAAATGTCACGATCATTCCTGGTTCCGGTATCGCTGAAGGCGCAAGCCTTTTGTCCGATTACAAGCGCCTGAACACCTCATCCATTGCGGATGCTGACGTGATCGGCTCTGTCTCCGGATCCACCAGAACCGGCATGGAGCTGTTTGATACGGCCATGACCCTTTTCGGCTATAAGCCCCGGATTCTGATTGCACCCGGCTACAGCACGGACAATGAGATTGCCGCAGCTCTGATCGCTAAGGCTGTCAGTCTGAAAGGTCATGCGCTGATTGATGCTCCGATCGGGAAAACTGTTTCTGGAGCTATTGCCGGCCGTGGCGTTGGTGGCACATTCAATTTTGCTACTTCCAATAAACGGGCAATTCTCTGCTATCCGCACGTGAAGGCGTATGACCCGGCCACCGGTACCAGTATCAACAAGCCGCTGTCATCCTTCCTGGCTGGCGTTATGGCTGCCACTGATCTGGAATTCGGGTACTGGTACTCACCGTCAAACAAAGAGATTCTGGGAATCACCGGCATTGAAATTCCGCTGACTGCTGCCCTGAATGATCCTACCTGCGACGTGAACACGCTCAATGAAGTCGGGATCTGTACTGTCTTTGCGGCTTACGGGACCGGGTTCCGCACTTGGGGTAATCGTTCTGCTGCATACCCGTCGAACACAGATCCGGACAACTTCATCAATGTTCGTCGGACTGCAGACGTCATTCAAGAATCCCTTGAACTGGCCATGCTTCCGTACATTGACCAGCCGCTAAATAATGCCGTTCTTGATGCAGTCACTGAAGAAGTGAACAGCTTCCTGAGAACCCTTCAGGGACGTGGTGCTGTTGTGGATGGATCCTGCTGGTATGACCCTGAAAAAAACCCGGCTGAAGAGCTGGCCGCTGGTCATGTTCTGTTCGAATATGACTTCATGCCTCCGACACCGGCAGAACGGTTCACATTCGAATCGTACATCAACAAGAACCTTTTAAACTCCCTGGGGGCATAAATGGGACAAAAAGTACACTCTGTTACTAACGCCAATGTCTACCTGAACGGTGCGAGCTGTCAGGGACAGGCGTCTGAAGTCGAGATTCCAAACATCCCTTTCAAGACCGTTGATCACAGCGGTCTTGGGATGATCGGAACCACTGAACTGTTTTCCGGGATTGACAAGCTGGAAATGACCGTCAAATGGAATTCGTTCTATCCCGATGTCATGAAGGTCCTGTCCGATCCGACGAAGCCGATCAAATTCCAGATCCGCGGAAGCATGGAAGTCTGGGAGAATGGTGGCCGTCAGCAGGAACAGCCGGTGGTTATTCATGCAATCGGGAACACGAAGCAGATTCCTGGCGGAACTTTCAAAGGTCAGGAAAAGTTGGAGCTCTCCGGTTCTTTCATCCTGACTTACGTGAAGCTGGTAATCAATGGTTCTGACATTTACGAGATCGATGTTCTTAACAACATCTGTAAGGTCAAAGGCGTTGATATTCTGAAGTCCTATCGGGCAAATCTCGGCCTTTAATTTGGTTGGGTTGGTGATGATGGTTCAAAAAAAGGCCGGGTAATTGCTCGGCCTTTTTTATTTACTTATATTTGAGCTGCTGATTTACCAAAAGGAGCAACACAATGTCTGAAAATAGTCCTGTATACAACTCCGGCGCAAAAGCCCGTGAAGTGAAAAAAGAATTTGAACTTCCATCCGGACGGAAGGCCGTAATTTACAAAGGCACCGGCAAGAATGCACGGATTGCCACGACTTACTCCAACGGTGACCAGGGGATGCTCATCAATTCCCTGATGTCCCAGATCTGCGAAATTGACGGAAAACAATTTGTTCCTGAAGAACTGGAAGAAGAACTCGATCTTCAGGATTACATGATCTTGCAGGGAGAATTTTCCCTCGCAAATTTTTCATAACTGCCAGAGACGTCCTTTTTCTGGCGAAGATGACCGGCTGGTCGCTTCAAGATATGGACAGTATGCCACCTGAAGAACTCAGATACTGGTGTACTGAAGCTGTGAATCTGCACAATTACCTTAATCGGAAGCCTGATGACTGATGGCGGATAAAACCTTTCGTGCTGCACTAATTCTTTCGGCAATTGACAAAATGTCGTTCGTGGTCAACCAGGCCACAAGCCGGTCCATTGCCAAACTGGATAACCTTCAGAAAAAAGCCGAAAAGGTATCGCGGGGGACCCGTGATTTTGGTGCCGTGTCGTTTGGTGCTGGGATAGCCGCAGCCGCCGGGATCGGCCTTATGGTGAAACATTACGCCGATGCGGCCGACAAAATCCGGAAATCATCTGAACAGGTGGGGCTCAGTGTTGAAACCTATCAGGAACTGAATCACGCGGCCAAACTTGCCGGACTCAGTACAGAAGACTTTCAGGCTTCAATGCTGAAGCTTTCCAAAAATTCAGCC